AATCGTCCTCGACTACTTCCGCAGGCTCGTCAAAATCAGGCAAATCAAGGTCAAAGCCGAAGTCCGACATATCAATATCTGTTATGCTGTCCAGTTCAGCCGATAACACATCAAGGTCAAAGTCTGAGTTCATAGTCAGCTTGTTATGTGCCAGACAGTAAGCCTTTCGCTGTTCGTCTGATAAATCATCAAGACGGATTATCGGGAGTTCCTTATAGCCTAACTCCTGAGCCGCTAACAGTCTGCCGTGTCCTTCGACTATGGTGTTATTCCAAACAGCTATCGGGTCACGGAATCCAAATTCAAGTATACTGTTCTTGATCTGCTGTATCTGTTCCTTTGGATGAAGCTTTGCATTATTTTCATATGGCTTGATATCCTCAATCGGGATATACTCGATTTTTAAGTTCTGATTCATATTATCACCGTCTAAAATGCGTTATAACCGCTTGTATTTTTCACCGCAAAAGATGCTCATTTTCTATTTTTAAACAAATTTCTTCACATAATAAAGTTTAAAAATGAATTTATTTTTTCTTTCACTGTTTTTTCTAAGCCATTATACCAACGTTTTTTATAATAAAACTTTCTCACAATTGCCTTTTCTGCAACAACATCTTTTGTGCTATCTTGCACATTATGTTCGCATACAAACAATACAGCTTCTTTTCCTGATTTGTCTATATTGTTTACTAAGCGTTCCAATGCAATCCGCTGTCCGTATGGTAAATCAGCATCCAAATATTTAAATTCAAGAAATATCATTGCTTTATCTTGATACTCGATGAATCCGTCAATATCTGTTGGAGTTATATTTCTTATCCTTAAACCGTGAAAGTCAATAATCTGTCTTGCTCTTTCACGGTTCTGGATAGTTCCTCTGTTATCGTCAGTGTATAACATTGCAACACCAACCTAACTTACAAAACACTTCTGTAAATTTGCTTGCGTTTTCTCCTATGTACAGGACTGCTTGTCCTTGAAGTGGTGCGCCTGTCTTACCGTCTGGCATATAAAATTTAACTCTGCTTTTTGGAAAACATACCGCAGAAGCGATAGAAACAATTTTATTAAACCACTCTGTTTCGGTTGCATTATTCACAAGCACTATCGCTTGTGTGTAATTTTTTCTCTCAGAGAGGAGTTTATCTGCAAATTTACCGATTAGATCCGATGCATAAGGGGGATTGAGCCACACATTGCCACTCCATGTTTTATCAAGTCCGTTTTCTTCGGCTGTATAATACTTTTCAGCTTTGACAACTTTATTTGCTATTGGATTTGAAGCAGGATCTAAATCAATACACCCCATAACGTCAACAGCCGCTTCTATAAACTCAGCAGGTGTATACCATTCATTGTTACCGCTGTTATTTGCAACGTGCGGACGTTTCAGCACTTCTTGTACAATAGCCTTTGGAGTGCTTGTCCCTTTTGGTTCTTCTGCTATATGTTCTATGCGGTGTGCTATCTCTTTCTGCTCCTGCGGTTCAAGCTTTGTAACCTCATAAGCACTATTTACAGAAATATCACCTTTTCTTGAAGCCATAACAACAGGCTCTGGTGCTTTATACTCGATAGTCTCTACCTTTGCTATGGTATCGTGTGACACTCCTGCGACTTTGGCTATTTCTTTTGCTGTATTATATTCTGGAAGATTTGACTTTTCAGATTTCTGAAAAGTCTTTTTTCTTTCTTCTTCTTTTTCCTTTGCTCTTTCAGCGATAACAGGCTTCAATCTCAAAGCAAGTCTCGCTCTTTCGTGTGCAGGGAGATTTCTGCGCCCGAATTGGTTAAGTATTATCCATTCAATAACTGCTTGTCTGCTGTCAAAATTATGTTCAACTGTCTCGAATGGTATATTATGCTTAGTGCATATCTCATAACGGTTGTGTCCGTCTATCAGAGTGCCGTTCCATGTTACAAGTGAATCTCGACAGCCCTCTTTTAATATACTTTCTTCAAGTCCCTTGTATTCTTCATTGGTTAATGGTGGAATAAGGTTTTTGAATTCATTGTCAATATGGATTTTAACTATCATAAAATTACCGCCTTTCAGTAATAGCCTTAATATATGAAATACAGAGAAGCGGCTAAGGCTTGCCGTTTTCGTGTTGCAATCACTATCTCTGTATTATCACCGTCTAAAATGCGTTATAACCGCTTGTATTTTTCATAGGGTAATTATACCACCCTGTTGTTTATCGTGCCGTGTGCGTTAATCTGGTGCGTGTATATACAGAAAAAGCCACAGTATAGCTGTGACTTAATCTGCGCATCTTACCGCAAGGAGGTTATTACCCTGTCCGTATTGCCTGTACACAAGGCACGTTGTAAAAATCCACATATTTTGAAATTGTTGTTCGTGCCTTTATGGTGCTTGAATTAAGTCACTACCTCGATTCAAACATAAAGAGGGGATAGAGGGAGCGAGACACCGCTCCCTTATCAAGAAAGGACAAAAGAACATCAAATCATGATTATGCGTAGAACAAAAGAAAAAGGTTTATTCCATCTGGAATAGATGTGCGGAATTGCGGTAAAGGCATAGCCGCTCAAAGCATCAGCACATTACCGCATCCCACTATACGTATTATAGCATATTTTCAACATTATTTCAACATTAAAATGATGTAATAACCACATCATTTTTGCATTTTACGCCCCATCTTCCCAATCTGGATAAACCAGATCTTTCATATCACAGCTGAGATATTCAGCGATCAGCCACAAATGCTCTTTGCTGATAGATTCACGCCTGTTCTTGTTGTCCTGAAACGAATAAAACGAGAATCCGCACTCTTTGGCAAGCTGTTTAAATGTCTTTATCCCATTCTTGTGCATCTGCTGTCTCAGTTTGCCGATATCAAGTTTGATTTTCATATCCTGTCACCGTGTCTATGCTCGTTCCCTTGCCGACTGTCTCACAACTTACTGTGCAAACCATTGTCAGCAGTGCAGCTATGATAAATATGATCTTCTTCATTCTTCCTGCTCCTCTCCGTAAAGTATGTAATCAGATGATACATCAAGAGCCTTGCAAAGCTTTGAGAAGTAGTAAATGCTCATGTACCGCTTGCCTTCTTCCCAATTGCTTATGCTGCAAGGTGTCGTTCCGACTTTATCAGCTAAATCATACTGTGTCAGTTTCTTACTCTTGCGTATTTTCTTGATTCGTTCCCCGATAGATTCAACGCTTGTCATTCTCGCTGTTCTCCTTCTTTATGAGATAATCTTCATAGAATTCAGCCTTTGCTATATCTTCGTCGGCTGACGATGTGGCTTTCTTTCCTGCCCTGAATCTGTACTTGTATGCGTTACATCTGCAAAAGCCCTTGACAGCTTCATCACCGAACATTGCTCTCATTACTTCGATGCATTCATGTTTTCCCTGATAGTGTGAGGGATGATTTATATTATCCATTGCTTTACTCCTTTTAGTTTTGATAGTGGAAGTCTCCGATATCAACAGTGATCTCCCCACCTGTTACGCTTACGCCCGGGATATCATTAACTCGCTCACAGTGTGCTAACACTATCAGTGCCGCTATTACTGCTACGAATATGACTATTCCCGAGGGTTTGTTTTCTTTTTTCATCGTCAACCACCTTTTCTATGCTTTCAAATATCGGTTTTAATTCTTTTAACACGCTGTACTTTCTTCTGAATGCCTGTAATTCGGAATATGCTGTCTGTAAAAGCTGTTCATACTTCGTCTTTTCCTTGATGATTGCAGTTATAGGCTCATAGCGGCTCGGTTCGTCTGCAATGTGGAAGGCTCTGACGATTGTTTCTGTTTCGGTATCCTCAGAAACTACTTTCACCGCTATGCTGTTGATGAAGTGTCTTGACTGATGCAGTCTCCATTTGTGTGCGGCTTTTTCGTCATTCCACTCATAATCGTTGTGAAGTGGTGCGGTTTCGGGCTTGTTTGCTTCTAACAGCGTTTCAGCTGTCAGTCCATCTTTTGTCTCAGAGAGTTGCTTGAACAACTCTCCACTTTCCTGTGCATTACCTTTGATTCTTGAACCTGATTTCCATTCGTAAACCATAAAATCACTCCTTTGTTATTATTAATTGGCTTTAGCCTGCCGTGCCCAGCCCCACCAAACCTAAACATACCATGCCTAAACTGCCATACCAAGCCCGA